CTGCGGCTGGTATCCTTAAGTACGGCAAGAAAAAGATGACCAAGATGGCCGTTAAAGGAAAGAAGGACAAGTAATGTGCATGTCATGCGGTTGCGGTAAGAAAAAGGGCGAAGCTGGATACGGCAAGGGTAAGTCTGCCGATAAGAAGCAAGACGCCAAAGTCATGAAGGGCATGTCCCCAAAGCAAAAGGCAGCTTTTGAAAAGGCTGACAAGAAGATGGATAAGAAGAAGCCATCTGCTAAGGAAGACGCCAAGATGGACAAGGCTTTGGCCAAGAAGGTCAAGAAGTCCAAGTAAAGAAGTAAACGCTTAGGCCGCCTACGGGCGGCCTTTGCTTTATCCTTATATTAGTTCCCATGCGGGGAACAAAGTTTCACCCTTGCGAAGTATGTTGCCTCCTAAAGGAGATACCAATGGCCGACCGTAAAATAGATAAGCCCTCAGACACTGAGTTTGCTAAAGCTATTGTACAAAACGTCCCTGACGTAGACCCATCTATGCTCAACTCGCAAGGAGAAACGTACTACACAGCAACGGTGTTTAAGCGTGTTATCAAGAAAAAATAACATAGACACGCTGGCTAAAAAAACATCAGCCGACTTAGTACCTCTACTTACAGAGGAACTCCATAGTATTGCCAACGCTTCAGGCTGGCCTAAAGACATAGTTGTTGCTTTAGGGGTAGAGGTTGATGAGTTCTACAACCTAGAAGTTACTTATCCTCCAGAGCTTAAGTCTCAAATTGAAGACCTAGAGTACGGAGCTGAATTTGGCCTGCCTAACGCGGCAATCCGCCCATTCTTACTCCGTTCGAGCTCAACTATTGAGCGTGTTGTTGAAAGAGACGCCGTACTTACAATGATAGCGGGGGTGTTCAATGGGTAACCCATTTATCGTAGCCGAGGACTTGGCTATTAAAACTCTTTTGGCTGGCATCACAGTATCTGATGATAAGAACGCAACCCGACCAGTTAAGACTTGGTTTGGGTATCCTGATATTGAAATCCGTGACCAGGCTTTCCCTTTTATTACTATTGACCTTATCGACATCATGCCTGGCAACGACCGCCAAACATACGGCATCCTAACAGACGATGACTACCAAGGCACTATCGCACCCGCCTCTGGAATCTCGTACCAATACGTAACCCCTGTGGCATATGACCTTGTTTACCAGGTCACTTCGTACTGTCGTCATCCGCGCCATGACCGTGCGCTTATGTACCAGCTACTAAATAAGTTTCCATCAAAGTACGGCTACCTAACAGTGCCTAACGAACTGGGTACGGAAAACAGTATCCGTTCTATGTTCCTTGATGGATTTGTAAAAAGAGACGCAGTTACTGGCGAGACTGGTGACCGTCGTCTTCTTAGAAATGTGCTTACTGTTCGAGTGCTAAGTCAAATGACCCCAGCACAGGCAGCTACTGCCTACAAGAATGTGGAGCACGTTTCTATCAACACTACTACATCGTCCATCCCGTCTGGCTACCAACCGCTTCCCTAATCGTAAACTACGTCTATAAGGAGACTATATAATGGCAACATATCAACGTCCAGGGGTGTACGTTCAGCAAACGCTAAACCCTATTCAACCAGTTGCTGGTCCGTCATCTAACACAGTTGCAGCTTTTGCTGGTGCTAATGACCGTGGTCCAGTAACACCTACTTTGGTTACTTCTTGGAGCCAATACGTAAATCTTTACGGCTCTTGGAACACTGTTCAATCTAACGCTCTTCCACTTGCTTTGTACATGTACTTCAACAACGGTGGAAACTCAGCATTTGTAAACCGCGTACCTGGCTCAGGTGCTACCGCCGCTACTCGTACATTTAGTGATGCTGAAGTTCCTTCAGTAGCTACATTAAAAGTAAGTGCTAATAACGTTGGTACTTGGGGAAATAGCCTCAACGTAACAATTGTTGCTAGCGCTGCAACAGGATACTTTGACCTCACTGTGTACCAGGGCGGAAATACCGCAGCAAACATTGTTGAAGTCTGGCCAACAATTTCAATGACAGCTTCAGATTCACGTTATGCAGTTAACGTAATCAACAGTGGCTCTAACTTCATTACCGTAACAGATATGGGCTCTACTGCAACAGGCGCTACTCGCAACCCTACCGCAATTCCTAACGCAGCATTGTCTTCAGGCTCTGACGGCTCGGCTGTTACAGGAAGCACCATTGTTTCTGCTCTTGGAAACTTTGACACTATCCAACAGTCATTGGTACTTAACATCCCAGGATACACAGACTCAACAACTGTTAACGGAGCTATCTCATACGCTACTGGTTCAACCCGAACCAACGACGTATTTGTTGTAGTTGATGGCGTAAACGATACTGTTGCTAACCAGCTTACATTAGCTGCTACATACACAGCAACACCAGTTGCGGCTGTTTACTACCCACAAATTACAATTGCTGACCCAACTGTTGGTGTAGGAGCGTCACGTAACGCTACCCTCACTATTGGTGCTGGAGCATCCGTTGTTGGTCTGTACTCTGCTACAGATTCTTCACGCGGTGTCTTCAAGGCCCCTGCTGGTCTTCAAGCTCGTCTTGCTGGCGTTGTTTCAGTTCCTAACTTGACAAACGCTAACTTGGATTCTCTTAACAGTGCATCTGCTCCTGTTAATGCAATCCGCTACATCCCAGGCTCAGGCATTGTGGTCATGGGTGCCCGTACTCTACAAGCAGGATACACAACTCGTTATGTACCAGTAGAGCGCACACTCATTTACCTACAAAAGTCTCTTCAAAGCCTTACACAGTTTGCGGTCTTTGAGCCAAACAACTCAGTACTTTGGGGACGTATTAACGCCACTGTTAGCTCGTTCCTTACAGGGTTCTGGTCTCAGGGCGGTCTAACGGGTTCATCGCCATCGCAAGCATTCTTTGTCCTCTGCGATAGCACGAACAACACTCAAGCATCCATTGACAATGGATATGTAAATATTCAGGTAGGCGTAGCTCTACAGCGTCCAGCTGAATTCGTAATCATCAACATCGGCCAGTACAGCGGTGGTAGCACCATCACTGTTTCTTAAGGAGATAGATAAAAAATGACAAGCAGCTCACTAAGCACATACAACTCAAGTCTGGCCACAGACCCGCTACGCTCGTTTAGGTTCAATGCAACCTTCACCGCAGCTTCTACGGGTGACGGTGTCTTTGACTCACGAATTGTAAGCAACGGCGGAACCTCTGTTCCTACCACTGGAGTCTCAACTGGATGGGTTGGCGGTTTCACCAACATCTCTGGTTTGAGCATCAACACTCAAGCTATCCAGTACCGTGAAGGCGGCTACAACACAACTGTCCACCAGATTCCTGGTATGACTACGTTCTCGCCACTTTCGTTTACCCGTGGAGTACTCTACGGCAACGACCAAGCAATGACCTGGATGCGCGGCTTGTTTGCCGCAGCGGCTGGCTCAGGACTTAACCCTTCAGCTAAGGGCGGCACTGCGGCCTCTACTCCTACCTCAACAGGTGGATTTAACGGCCAAGGCGGTTTTCGTGTTGACATCCTAATCACTGTCAACGAGCACCCAGGAACTGACGTAGTTAACGACGCTCCTCAAATGGCGTTCAAGGTACACAATGCTTGGATTTCAAACCTAAGCTATACGGACTTGGATGCAACAAACGGAGCAATTCTGTTTGAGTCAATGCAGTTGGTACATGAAGGCATCTCTGTCTTCTTCACCAATTCATCTGGCTACCCAACAGAAGCACCTACAGCAGCTGGTCTAAACGACTTCTAATCATAAACTACATAGGAGAATAACACGTGTCACAAATTATCACAGACGCAGAACTAGTAAATCAATTTGCTAAAAAGGCTATGGAGGAGCCCGAGCAACTCATTGAGACTCGGGCCCCTCTTGGTCCAGAAGTAAAACTTCCAGGCGGGTACATTGAACCTAACGGAGAGCTAGTGACCACAGTAGAAGTACGAGAGCTTAACGGCGTTGACGAAGAGGCTATTGCCAAAGCGTCTACCACTGGCAAGGCTCTTAACATCCTTCTTCAACGTGGTTTAGTAAAGATTGGTGGCCGCGACGCTACTAGAGACGACCTAGATAAGTTGTTATCTGGTGACCGCGACGCCATCTTGATTGGTATTCGCCGTATTACTTTTGGCGAAACTATCGACCTAAGAATACAGTGCCCATCCTGTGGGGTAGAGCAAGAAACATCTATTGACCTAAATGAAGACGTTCCTACTAAGACTATGGACGACCCAATCGCGGACCGAGCATGGAAAGTAGAGACAAAGCAAGGTTACGTAGATATAGCTCTTCCTACTGGAGTAACGCAGAGAAAGCTTCTTGAGAACTCGGATAAAACTTCCGCGGAAATCAACACCCTTCTTCTCTCTGGCTGTGTGCTATCGGTAAACGGTAAGCCGTCTATTGGAGCCAGCACAGTTCTTTCTTTGGGTATGGCGGACCGCTCAAAGATTGTTCAAGAAATTATTGACCGTAACCCAGGCCCACGCCTTGGGGAGGTGAGCAAGACCTGCAAGGCATGTGGTGAAGGAGTCGCACTACCACTTAGTCTTGTTGATTTGTTTCGCCTATAACGATAAAGATTACGAGAACTTGTTAGACCAGTACGAGTTCTTGACCAGAACATTTACTGGTTGGCCTTTGTCGGACGTTAAAAACATGTCTGTCAGAGAACGTTGGAACTGGATTGACCGAGCTAAAAGAAATAGGAGGTACTGATGGACGACAGTAAGCTGGCGTTTAACCTATCAGGCCAGGGCGGTAACGGTAACGTGTCCGTTTCTATTACTAATATCAAGAACGATATTCTCGGTCTTTCTAACGTCATTACTAACACGCTTCAGCCAGCCATCGACAAGATGGTGCGCTCGCTTAATAGCGTAAAGCTCCCTGGTCTTGTAGACGCTAAAGGCAACCCTATAAGCAGTGGTGGCGGTGTACCCTCTGAAAAAGTTGCTGACAATGGAGTGCGCACCTCAGCTGGCGGCGGCACTACTGCTGGTTCCAATAAAGTTGCTGACAACGGCACAGCTGGAGGCGGCGGAGGCGGAAATGTATTTAACCGAGTAGCTGCGGCTGCAGGTGGGTTTTCTAATGCTGTAGGTAGAGCTCAGGGAATATCTGATGCCATAGGCAATTTAATACCTTCGACTCAAACTGCAGTTATGCAGGACTACCTAACTAATCGCTCTGCCTTCTTTGGGCAAGGCGGTTATGCGGGCACATTAGCGCAACAGACCGGAAATGTTCGAGCTCTTCAGCAGGCTCTTGCGCGAAATGGCACGGCGCTTAATCCTATGGATACTACTAACGCCCTTGCTGCAGCACAGGCAACAGGGCTTAGCGGAGCATCTAACTTTAATCAAGTAATGCAGGGAGCTGCTCAAGCATCTAACTTTACTCCTGGACTAGGTTTGACTGGGGCCACTCAAGAAATCGGCTCTAACCTAAACGCACCTGGAACCGTAAACATGTTGCGTACTATTGGAATTAATTTGCGCGGTGCTAACGGCAGCATGCTCTCTTTGCCGCAAGTAGTAGACGAAATTTGGAACTATTTAACTCGATATAACGCTGGAAAAGCTCCGGACAAGAAGTCTATTCAATCTTCTTTAATACCTGGTAATGGTATCTATAACATGTTAAACAACTTGTTTAACGGCGATGCCACTATGGTTCAAATGGTATCTAATATGCTCTTAGCTAAGGCTCAATTTGGCGGACAAGCTTTGGGAACTATTACTAAAGACCAGCTTGTTGGTGCGGGTATTCAGACACAGACTGTTAAGGATATTGCTAGCCAAACCGCTGCTCAAACAAATCTTTTAACTAATACCTCCTCGGCTATATCTGGTGGATATGATGCCGCTACTAAATTTAACACTGCAGTCACAAACTTCCAAAACTCCGTAAACGGATTTACTAAAGTCTTTGGCTTTGGCAACGCTCTTACTGGCGGTCTTTTGGGCGGAATTATGGGTACAGGAACCAAGGTCCTAGGAAAGTTATTCTCCTTACTTGGTTTTGCTGATGGCGGTAACGTAAAGCAAGGCGGACCTACTGGCCAAAACGACATCCCTTACATTGTTGGTGAAATGGGACCAGAGCTCTTTGTACCTAAAACTGATGGGGTTATTATCCCTAATGACCTTTTAGGAAAAAGAAATAGAGCTAGCGGTGGACCTGTATATGGTCAACAAGACTTTGCTAAACAATTGCTCGCTGGACTTGGTGCGCCACTAACCTCTCAAAACATAGCTGACCTTGTTATGTGGGAGGGCAAGGAAGGCGGTAACTGGAAAAACACAGCTAGCTATAACCCACTAAATACATCTTACCAAATGCCAGGCTCTGTTAACTTTAACAGCAGAATGTCAGGAAGTGGCGTACAGGCTTACCAAAACTGGGCTCAAGGAGTCGCCGCAACTGTAGGAACTCTTACTGGAAAAGATGCGGCTTCCCGCGGCTATACCAACATAGTTAATCTGCTTAAAAATGGAACGGCATCTCAAGCAGATTTCTTTAAAGCAATGCAGGCCTCTGCGTGGGACGCTAACCATTACGCAGGCGGTTCGTCCTCCTCAGCGGTCTCTGCTACGCCAGCTGTTACTGGAAGTTTAGCTGCCGCTGCCGCATCCGCCGAAGGCCTGGGTTCCACTGGTGGCGGAACAACCGTTAACTATGGTGGAGTTACAATTAACGTAAATGGCGCACAGAGCCCTACGGCTACTGCGGCTGCAATCCAAAAGGCGCTGACAAACACTAAGATAGGTAAGAGCTAATGAGTGCACCAGTCTCAATTACTTCTGGAAAAGGCGTTGCTTGGCTAAAGACACAAGGCTACACGCTGTCTCAATACAACGCTAGACCAGATGTAGTTAAGCGCATCCTTAAAGAAGAATTTGCAAACTATGAGTTTCAACAAGGAAACACTACAGTAAATAACCCTTACTCATTTCAAGGCCCTGCAAATGTCACCGCAAAACAATTAAATGAATTAAACATTAAAAATGGGTTCGGCGGAACTAAAACTGGACCTGCGCCACAAGCAAATACTCAACCACTACTTGCCGTGGATTTAGCAAAGTTTAACCTTCCGCCGCATAAGTGGAGCCTTCCAATAGACCCAGCTTCATTGAGCTCTCCTACTGGATACACTAACGCGTCTGACTCTCTTCGATTAGCTCGTATGTGGTTTTACGCTGGGGCAAACGGCGGCGGAGAAATTAATACTCCTATTAGTCCAACCAGCACTAGTAGTTCAAGTTCTAAGTCAAGCGCTCTTGATAACAACTGGGGATTCCAGTTCTTGTGGAACCCTACCCAAATCTCTAACAGCCTAAGCCGTAACATGAGTGTTACGCCAAGCTCAACCGATAGCTACGCTGGTCTAAGCGGTCTATTTACGGCTATGGAGACTGTTCAGTTCTCTATAGTCATCGACCGTGTTAATGACTTTGCTTGCGCTAAGTATGCTGGGCAGGCGGCAGAAACATCATCTGCTCACACTGAGTCTTGGAGCAGAAACTATGACCGAGCTCTTCTCAACAACATAGCTTCCACCTACTACACTGGCGGGTATAACTCAGTTAGCTCATCTAACCCAGTTAACCCAGAAACAGCAGCAGATAAGCTAGACCAGCTGTTACGCCTTGGAACTATGGCCGATATTGAGTACATCTTTAGAATGGTAAACGGCTGGGGACAAGTACAAAATAATCAAACCCAATACTGGACCAACCCTCTTGGAAAAAAGACTGCAGATATTGCCTTCTTAAACCCAACAGCTGTGGCTATTCAGTTCGGCCCGACTAAAGATAGCTTGTCCTATGTGGGATGGATTGACAGCATATCTATTGCCCACACCATGTTTACTCAAGACATGATTCCTATTCACTCTGAGGTTCAAATGTCTTTCCTTGGATTCTCTCAGGTAACTCAATCGGCAGGTGCTATCTAATGACTATCTACAAAGGTTCTAGATACGAATACTCTACCGTTGACTTTGTAAGCACCACTGTAAACGGTGACGCTAACCCTATTGTGTACTACCAGCTTACTAAGCTGCCTAAGATTACCTACACAGAGCACGTATACACTCAAGGCGAGCGCCTTGACCAACTGGCGTACAAGTATTACAAAAATCCAGAGTACTGGTGGATTATCCCTGAGTTTAATCCTGAGATAAGTGACTTTACAAATATTCCTACAGGAACGGTAATTAAGATTCCAAATGTTTAATTACGTTACCGTAGACTTTCCAAATACCTCTGTACCCCCACAGCAGGTTTACTCTATGTCTTTTTACCAAAATAGGTACGAGCATGAGGTTGCGGTAATTAAGTTTAGGGACTGGGGAGTCAGTTACGACACAGTTCAATCAGGCTCCCCTATTACTTTTACTCTTTCTAATAAAGTAAACAGTAGAACTTTTTATGGCTACGTTCACCACATAAATCTATCTAGAACTAGCGGAATAAACATAACTGAAGTGGTTGCTATTAGCGCGTCTTTTGTTATGAAGAACCAGTACCAAACTGTGTACAAAGGCCTTACCGCTGACGCTATTGTTCAACAGATAGCTAAGAGAAACAACTTTGTCTGCTTCTCTGTCCCGCATCCACGAATCTACCCACAGGTAGCTCAGGCTGGACATACGGACTGGGAGCTTTGCGTTCGCCTAGCTAAGCAGGCTGGGTACAGTCTTCGCACAGAAAACACTGAGCTTTACTTTCAGCCTATGCTCTATGACTATACAAATAAGCGCTTAGAGGCCCCAGTGTTTACTCTTAGAGAAGCCAACGACCCTAGCGGTTCTAGCATTTATTCTTTTGAGCCAGTTGTCAGCGAATCTATGGATTACGACGGTGATATGAAAGCTGCCGTGGCTATCTCTGGCGTAGATAAGTCAACCGTGTCTAGTATCTCTGTGACCCAACAACTTAGAGCAAAAAACACAAAGACAAAAACTTCGCCCGAGTTCTTTGATAAATATGCAACAGAAGTAGTTGCGCCAGACCCAGCGGTAGCTCAGTATGAAGCAGAAGCTGCGGAAAACAGAAACTTATTTCCATACAGAGGCACCGCTGAGGTAATAGGCAATCCTTCTTTGCGACCTGATATGCCAGTCTACTTAGATGGAGTAGGCGCCCACTACACTGGGTACTGGACGGTACTTGGCGTTGAGCACAGAATTCAAGAGACAGAAAGAAACACGCAAACTTACATAAGCGTTCTTACTGTAGGCACTGACTCTTTAGGCTCAGCTATTACTTGGAGCGACGGAAAACAAGTCGTCAAACCAAATGAGAAACCAGCTAGAACTATAATCCCTAATGTACGGCAAACCAATGAACCTCCTAAGTCAAGGTTGGTAAAGTCGTCAATTAACCTTGGCCCACAAAACCCTGGTTATTTTGGTGTAGCAAGTAACCGAGCAAAGCCAACTACAAACGGGCAAATTATTAACGGACCTTATTGGGTTACCGCTACTCAAAGCTTAGACCCAGTAGCCGCAACTACATCTAGCGTTGTTCAGACACCAAATCGAATACTAAATAGGATAGCTAAAACGCCATGACATACGATAAAAGATTCTATGGGATATACGAAGGCATCTGTACTAGCACAGATGACCCAGAAAACTCATACCGCATAAAGTTGCTGGTTCCCCAAATACTGGGACAGGCTGAAACGGATTGGGCTAAACCCTGCCTCCCAGTTACAGATAACAGCACGCACCTAAACCACACCGACACAGTTACCTCTAGCGCTACCTCCGTAGCTACTTATGGAACGCACACGCATACTGTTACTTTAAATTCTGCCCACAGCTCACACAATGCAACCCCTAACGTAGGGCAAAAAGTGTGGGTCATGTTTATTGCTGGAGACCCTAATCACCCTGTATGGATGGGAGTACAAATATGACAAGCACAGCTATCTCTTTGCCATTTAGCTTTAACGTAAATGGGGGCGTCTCGGCTACTACGGACCCCGCAAAGATTCTCCAAGACAGAATAACCC